ACGATCTCGGCCGGGCCCAGGTTGAACTCGGCACCGCTGTTGGTCGCGAGCGGGTTCTGGACCAGTTTCAGCCAGTCCCAGCCGCCATCGTCGAAGCCGATGGCCAGGCGGTCCTGACCAGTCACCCCCGAGACAGCCATGGCGGTGATCTTGCGCCCGTTCCAATGCGCCAGGGCGCCATCCCACTGGTCCTCGAACTGGGCGCTCGCGCCGCTCTCGTCCTGGCGCATCTCCCAGTTGCCATAGCTCATCAGGTAGCTGATGTTGTCGGTGGCGTTCCACAGCCCCAGGTAAGCCTGGTAGCCGCCCCAGCCGCAAAACGCGCGGCTCTCACCCTGAACGGGTGAGGCGTTGTCGAGCAGCTTGCCTGGCCCGACCGGCACCAGCGACGCGGCGGGCATGTCCAGGCGGTAGAAGGATGGCCCGACGCGGAACCACAGGGCGTTCATCCAGGCCGCCGCGCGCAGCCCGTTGTCGGGGTTGGGCGAGCTGGCCAGACCAGGGAACAGATCGTTGACCGTGCCGTCCGAGTTGAGCGTGTAGAGCGTGCCGTCTTCCTTGAAGATCACGAGCTGGTTGGCGGTCTGGCGGATCGCGCTGATCCTGACCGACGGGTCACCGACAAAGAACGGCCCCGACCAGTTAGCCGCCACCTTGGGGTCGGCCGTCACCTTGCGCACGACGCTGTTGACGACATCGGCCGCCCACAGCTCGGTCCCGACCACCTCCAGGCGCTGCGCGCCGAAGCCCGCTGGCAGCGCGCAGGCGGTCCACGTGCCGGTCGGCGTGCGCTCCAGCAGGTTCCCACCGCTGTAGGCCACGTACAGGCTGCGCGTGGCCCCCGCGAAGCCGCCCTGGAAGACGGCACCGTCGGTGGCGTTGCCGACCCCGCCCGCCTCTACTACCTGGCCAGCGCTGGTGTCGTCGGTACGCTTGTAGACGCGCCCGTTGGCCAGGATGAACTGCGTCGGGGTGAGGCTCGCCGTGTCGAAGCCATCAATAAACTTGCGTACTGTCATGGCCGCCGAGCCAGCCGGCACGATCGGGTGCAGCAGCGGGCCCTTGCCGAACAGGCCACCGCTGACCTGCACGTCGATGCCCCAGTAGTAGCGTCGGTCGCCGTAAGCGCTCTGGACGCGCTCGCCGTAGCCGCCGGTCAGCTTGGCGGTCCACGTCCGCTCACGGTAGACGGGAGCCGAGCCGTACTCCTGCTCGCTCGGCACGACCTGATCCAACATCTGCTGCTTGCGGCCGACCAGAATGCCGCCGGCCGACGGCACCAGCATCAGCCCGACACGGTCCAGCTCGGAGCCGATGATCGAGCCCAGGCGCATGTGGTACGGCCACGGGCGGCGGCGACTGCTCAGCAGGCTCACCGCTTCAGCTCCTGAACCATCAGCCGCCGCTGCACGCCTGGGAGATTCGCCGTGATCGCTCCAGCGACCTGCCAGCGACCTTTGATCGTGTGCGAGCCAGGCGACAGCGCGCCGAAGTCCCAGAACAACGTGATAGGCACCTGAAAGTTGACCGCCGGAGGCATCGAGTTGAGCGTCCCGACCTCCACGCCGCCGTCGAGCGACAGGGCGAACACGATCACGTTGCCTGCCGCGCCGACCGTGAACGAATGGACGCACACCAGCCAGGCCGTGACCACGCCACCTGTGGCGGTGAACGTGATGACCATTTCCGGCATGTCGACGAACGTGGACGATGTGGTCGTCGCGCCGCTGGTGGTCCCGACCGCCTGAATGGTCTGGCTCAGCGCATTGGCGGCGATATCGGCGGTGGCGACCGTGCCATCGGCAATCTTGAGCGAGGTGACCGCGCCGTCCTTCAGGTCGGCGGTGTCGATCGTGCCGTCGAGGATTGCCGCGCTGGTAACCGCACCGGTGGCCAGGCCAGGGTTGGGGTAGGTGCCGCTCAGGACGCCGCCAGCAGGCCCGCCAGGCGGCGCGGCTGTGCCCGGTGGCCCCTGGATACCCTGCGGCCCCTGGACGCCCTGCGGGCCCTGTGGGCCCTGTGGGCCAGGTACCGTCGAGTCGGCCCCAGGCGGGCCCTGCGGGCCAGTAGCACCTGGGTTGCCAGGCGCCCCCTGGCTGCCAGGCGGGCCGGTGGCGCCTGGTGGCCCTGGTTCGGTTCCGGCTGGTCCTTCTGGCCCAGGCGGCCCCTCTGGTCCGGCCGGGCCCGGTGGCCCAGGCGGGCCCTGCGACCACGTCGGCGGCAGCGGCGTGCCTGGCACGTTGTTGCGATTGACGATGGTCGTCACAGGATCACGCTCGCGCCGCGCGGCCCGACGACCTCAGCGAAGCCGTACCGCCTCGGCGGCTCGGGCCCCCAGATCATGGCCTGGCGGGTGAACTCACGTGCGGCGATCTCCTGGGTGGCCTGGAGGTTGCCCGCTGCCGCCGCGTACAGGCGCCCTGGGAATAGATGCCAGGCCTCGATGTGGCCGGCCGATGCCGCGTAGTCGAGGTCGACGTCGAGCTGGTCGGCGTCCAGGGTCGGGCCGGTCGTCGAGTCGGCGTCGTTGACCCACGACCAGTGCGGCCGCAGGCCGGTCACCCACACCGAGCACGGCGCGTAGCTGCCCCAGGCGCCGCCGAGCATGACGTGCCCACCCTGCATGTACGTGGCGAACGGCGCGTCCCCTTCAGGCCGCACGTAGCCGTACTGGACCCGCACGACCTGGCTGCCGGTGGCCAGCCACGGAGCCTGGGCGGTCAGGTCCATGTCGCCGTAGCCGCTGGTCACCGCCGCGCCGAAGGTGTCTTCGAAGAAGCAGCGGCGCAACCCGGCCAGCACCGCCACGCGCAGCTCCTGGCTCGGGTTCAGGTGGATGAAGTCGGCCAGCTCGCTGGGGTACATGACGTCGCGCCAGTTGCGATCGACGATCACGCGCCCAGCGCCAGGGTCAAAGGTCTGGACCAGCCGCTCGCGATCGACCAGGGCGATCGGCCCTGGTGTGGCCGTGCCGTCCGCGCGCAGCCCGCGTCGCAGCAGCCACAGGTTCTCAGGCCCGCCGAGCAGCGCATTCGTCTTGAGGCTGGGCATGATCGCGCTGGTCGTCGTCGAGCTGCTCGGGGTGCCCGAGTCCTGGGCCGCCTGAAAGAACGGCCCAGTCCGTCGCGCGACTTCCTGCTCAAGCTGCGCCAGGGTGATCACGGCGGGGGCAGCTCGGGGGCCTTGAACACCTCGGCAGGCGGCGTGTTGTCGATGATCTCGGCCTTGCCGCTCAGCAGCAGGTCTTTGACGAAGTCGTAGTCCTCGGTCTGAAAGTCCGTCTCGTGCAGCGGGCCGTAGACCACACCCTCCTGACCAGGGCGCGGGTCGGCGGCGGCTGCCAGGAAGCGCAGCCTTGCCATCAGCTCTTCTTCTTCGGCTCGGGCGGCTCGGGAGATGGGGGCTGCCGGGGCGCCTCGCGCGTGGTGCGCGCGCTGTAGTTGCCCTGCGCCTCGGGCGTAGCGTTCGCCTTCTGCTCCTCCTCGCTGGCTTCAACCGCGCCAGCCTGGCGCAGCGACTGATAGGCCTCGTCGTCCAGCTCGACCTCGGCGCCTGGGGCGAGCGGCTGGCCTGTCTTGGGGTCGGTGGTGGCCACGATCACTCGGGTCTTGGGCATGGGTTACTTCTTTCGGGACTTACCGGCCGCCCGGTACGCGATGGCGGCGGCCTGCTTGACCGGCTTGCCAGCGCGCACCTCACGGCGGATGTTCTCGGAGATCGTCTTCTGCGAGCTGCCCTTCTTGAGCGGGCTCACTGGTTAGCCCTCGCCGCCGGTGGTGGCCTTCTGCTGGACGGCGAAGAACGGGTAGCGGCTCGCCTTGGTCGGCTGCTGGCGGTTGACCGGGTTCGGGATTGCCCAGGCGAAGCGCGCCGTCACGCGCAGCGCGACCATGTCCTGCTGGAGCAGGTTGTAGATGATCACGGGCGGGGCACCGTTGTCGGTGATCACGCCGGTGTCGAACATCTCCATGTCGATGTCCTCGCGAATGGCGAGCATCGACTGGTCCCACTGGCCGCCGATCATCGAGTAGCCGGTCGCACCCGTGGCGAAGCCCGACAGGCCGGCGTTGCTGAACACGATCGGCTCGCCGTACAGCGTGCCCGTGTTGGGCGATTCGGTCGGCGCGGTGTCGGGGTAGTAGAGCAGTCCCTTGGTCGTGTCGCGCAGGCCGCGCAGCTTGGCCTTGACCTGGCGGCGTGCCCAGAACCCGGTGACGTCGAAGCCGTCTGCCTCGACGGTCGCCATGGCGCTGTTGATGTCGTCGAGGTAGTCGACGGTCGAGGTGCCCGCGATGACCAGATTGCCGGCCGAGTTAGCGCCCGAAACGATCGACGGGGGGAACGTGGTCGGTGCGTTGACACCGAAGAAGATCGCCTCGTCGAGCGCGACGCCGAACGCCTCGGTGACCTTGGGCTTCACCTGCGACCAGAAGTCGTAGTCCATGTCCGACAACAGGTTTTTGCTGATCGGCACAATGACCGCGATCTCTTCGGCGTTCAGGTAGACGTTGTCCCACAAGAGGTTCGTCGTCTGCTTCATGCCGATGTCGCGCGCGTCGAGGTTGGCGCCGGTGATCCAGTAGGCCACTGGGAGCTGCGACATCACGGGGATGCGCTGCTGGGCGCGCTTCATACGCACATGCGGCATCAGACGGAGCGCGGCGCTCTTCTCTTCGATCGACTGAACGATCGAGCGCTGGACGTCCTCGGGGATAAGCGGGCCGGTACCTGGCGTGGCCCGTGTCGAAATCGAGTTGTATGGCACCTCAGTCCCCCGTGTGTGGCGGGCTGAGGTGTCGCGATTAGCTCAGCGTCTCAGCTCGCCTCGTTGTGCCGAAGCCCGTAGTAGCCGCGAAGCAAGCCAGACACCGTCTGATCTGCCTCTGAGCCGCTCAGCGCGGGGACCAGATCCGGCTCCACTGTTTGCCCTCGGCTCTCGGCCAGGACTTGCTTGCGAAACGACGGATTGGCGCGCAGCTTGCGCTCGGCTTCCTTTTGGCCCTCGGCCTTCCAGTGCTTTTCAAGTGCTTTGAGTGACTCGGTCACAACCAGCTTTCGCCCGACCAGCCCCTGGCCCGCGCCCTCCAGCTTCTGGATGCGCTCCTGCTCACTCTTCGGCAAGGCAAAGAACAGGGGGTCGATAGCGACTCGGTCGTGCTCGACGCCAACGTTGCTCAGGAACTGCTGGACCTGGGCGCCACTCATGGCCGCCTCTTCTTCCTTGCGTTCCTGCTCCGCGTACTGCCAGGGATCTTGGTCCCGCAGCTCGCGGCGTGCCTTGACGCGTTCAGCCTGCAGGCGTCTCGCCTCGCGGCGATCCGTCTCGGCCTGGACTCGGCGGTCTAACTCCTCCTGGGTCAGCGTGACGGCTGGCGACGAGGTGCTCGCCTTGTCCGAATCCGCGCTCTCGTCGGTCGTCTCCTCGTCGCCACGACGGCTGAACATGCGCCGCCACCAGGGCGGGGCGGAAGACTGACCCTCGGGCTTGTCCGAATCCGGGGACGATGCTTGCGCATCGCTGCTCGGGACGTCCTCAGAAGGTGTGTTTGTGGGTTGTTCGTCGGCCATCGTAGTCCTCGCTCAAGTGCCGTTCAAAACTAGCGCGGCGCAAAGTAGTTGCCGATGTTCTGCAGGATGCTCTCGGGGTGGAGCTGCCAGTTGTTCGGGTCTTCGGGGATCCACTGGCCAGTCACGCCGTTGTAGCGGTAGCCAGGCTGCATGTAGTTGGCGGGCAGGCGCGACGAGCTGCCCGCCCAACCGCTGGGCGGCGTTGGCTCAGGCGGCGGGGTGTAGGTCACGTTCGCCGGTAGGTTGGGCGGGCCGTACGGGTAGTCGTTCGGCTGCGCGCCCCAGCCGCCAATGTTCATCGCCTGGCTGGCCTGGGTGGCCCACGGCGTCGGGTCGGTCCAGCCGCCGACGTTCATTGCCTGGGTAGCCTGCGCGCCCCAATCAGCCACTGGCGCCTGCGCCGAAACCATGGGTGCAGGCATTGGGCTGCGAGCTGGCGCGCGCGCCGCTGGGGCGGCTGCTGGAGCTGGCGCGGGCGGTGGCTGCCGAGCTGCTTCCTGGGCGGCCATCAGCGCGGCCATGCCGCCGGGGTTGATGCCCTGGAACGGTGTCGCGCCACCGAAGCCGCCGCCCTGGTTGGTCGCCGCCTCGGTCTGATAGCCCGCCAGGCGCTGGGCTGCCAGTTGCTCAGGTGTGGGCCCAGCAGCAGCGGGCACTGCCGCTGGAACCCCACCCGCACCGGCGGCGGGCGCGGGTGCCCCCGCCGACGGTCGCCACTGCGTAGCGTCCAGCACCTGCGCCGGGCTGATCGCCGCCGCTGTCTGGCCCGCGCCGCCTGCCGCGCCCTGGGGGAACAGCCTGGCGAACGTCTCGTTGATCGCGTTCTGGCGCAGCTCGTTCGGGTCTTTCGCCGGCGCGAACGCCCCGCTCCAGTCGATGCTGCTCAGCGGCCCGCTCGACTGCATGATCTCGGCCGCGCGCGGGCCGACCTGGCGGCCCTTGGTCGCCTCATACGCCTGGACAGCGCCCGTGCCAGCCGCGTTGGCGGCGGTGAAGGCGCTGACCGCCTGGGACGCCTGCTCCTTGGCGAGCGCCTGCTGCGCCTCCTGGGTGGCCGCCTGGAGCGTGCCCTGCTCGGGCGTGACCACTTGGTCGTACCACTTCTGGTAGTCAGCGTCGGCCTGCTCGGGCGTGTAGGTCGGGCTCAGCTTGGCCTGCAGCTCCTGGCTCTTAGCCTGGATCGCGGCGTTGATCTGGCCCGTCCGCGCAGCGATGTCGGCCATCGTCTTGGGCACGTAGCCCGCGCGCATGGTCGGCGTGATCTCGCCGCCAGGGCCCTGGGTGTAGATCGTCGGGCCCTCGACGCCGGCCGTCAGTACCTTGGGCTGCTTGGATAGCGCGGTAGCCGCCTTGGCCTGCTCGGTGCGCGCCTTAGCTTCCTCAATCTGCGCCTCGGTCTGGCCGGTCAGCAGCCCGGTTTCGACCTTGGTCTTCTCGGTTGCCGCCCCGATCTGGCCGACCCGCGCAGCGGATTCGAGGATGCTCTGCTGGGCCGTCGCCGCCGCCACCTCGTCGCGCTTATCGGCGGCCCGCTGGGTGGCGGTGAACTCAGCGATGCGCTGGTTCAGGGTGGCCTGATCAATTCCGGTGCGCGCGGCGTTCTGCTCGATCGTGGCCCGCTCCTGAGCGGTCATGTAGCCCTTGCCCGCGTCGGCATTGGCCTGGCGCTCGTTGCGCAGCGCCTCCTTCCCCTGACGGTCGACGGCGGCGCTTACCAGCGCGTCCGCGTTCGGCTCACGCACGGTGACCGCATTGCCCGTCCCGTCGAGCGTGAAGTAGCCCGTCTCGGCCGAGCCATAGACCGTGGTCTTGACCGCCTTCGGATCGTAGTTTTCGTTCTTCTTGAACTGGAGCTGGTTCTTCTCGTCGAAGTAGGCGACCCAAGCCTGATCCGGCGAGGCGTCCGCGTTGTGCGCCGTGGGCGGCGAGCCACCACCCAACAGCATCCTGGCCTGCACGACTTGCGCAGCGGCGCTCATCTCGGCCGGGGTGGGAGCGGGTTCATCAGCCATGGCTTAGCCTCCTGCAGCAGCTTCTGCGGTGGGTGCGGCGTTGTAAACAGGTGAGGCACCGCGACGGCGGGATTCCATCACCGCCGACTCGACCGCCTTGTCGAACAGCTCGGGCGTCATGGTCTGGCGGGTCAGGTCGCGCACGTTGCTGACGACGCGGTCGACGACCTGGGTGCGCTCCTTGTCGTCGAGCGCCTCCCACTCGCTGGTGCCAACGATCCCATGCAGGACGGCGTACGCCAACTGGCCAGACGTCTCCTGATACGAGCGCCGCTGCTCATCGGTCAGGTTGACCGGCTGGCCCGCGACGTCGACCGACTTGCCGACGAAGCCTGGCTGCACGTCGTAGCCGCGCAACTGCAGTCGCGCCAGCTCCTGCTCCAGCGGATCTCTGGTCGGCGCGCTCGGGTTGAACGGGTTGAGCAGCGACCCCAGGCCCTGGGTCGGGCGCCGAGCCGACTGGCCGAACACGTCGCGGCGGACCGGCACATTCTCCTGGGCGAACGGGATGCCCGCCAGCATGGCCTGGACCGGGTTCTGCGGGTCACGAATCCGATCGTCCTGGGCGCGCGCCAGGGAGCGCAGCAGAGCTGCCGCCGGGACCAGCCCGCCCGCCTGCCGCTCGGTCCAATTCTCAACCGCCTTGAGCGGATCTTGACCGCCTGGGCCGCGCCCGCTGAACAGGTCGAGCGCATCGTTCAGGCCCTGCGTCCAGGGCATGTCGACCAGGCTCTGGCCAGCCGTGAGCCCCGCCAGCAGGGCGACGTTGGACCAGTCGCGCGGTCCCTTCTGCGGGTCGTCCTTGGTCGCCTTGGCGATGTTCGCCGCCGCCGCGAACAGCGGGCCGTACGGCTGCAGCGGCTGGTAGCTGTACCACTTGCCGTCGGTCGGGCTCTTGAACGAGTACGGCTGCTTGCCCTGGCGGTAGAAGGCGTCCCGTTCGGTCGGGTCCAGCGGCGCAGCGCCGGTCATGTTGTCGCCGTTATAGGCGTACATGCCCAGCCCGCCCATGATCGCGCTGCCGATCGTGGCGCGGCTCATCCGGTCGGCCAGGTCGCCCGAGCCCTTGACTCGCAGGCGCGCCCGCCCGGCTGGCGTCATGAAGTCGCCCACGATCCCGGCGGCGCCCACCGGCGAGCGCTCCAGGCTGTACTTCATGATGTTGATGGGGGTACGTACGAACGGCATCAGGTAGCGCAGTAGCGGGTTGTCCATGCGCGCGCGGACCAGGCTGTTGGCCAGGCCGCTCTCCTTCTGGAAGGTGCGGTACAGGCCCTGCTGCTTCATCGCTTCAAGGAATTCGGGGGTCGGGTTCTTCAGGATCTCGGCCATGCGCTGACCGACCTCCTGGGGTCCGCGTACGCCCTCCTGAAGCGCCTGGCGGTAGGCCATGCGGTACCCGCCCGCCGACTCGTTGAGCGCCTTGAAGAACTGGTCCTCGGCCTCCAGCGCGCGCCCTGGGGCATGGATGACCTTGCCGAGCGGGCCGCCCCACGCCTCGGGCGCCGCCTCGCCGCTCAGGATTCGCTCGGGCGTCGGGCCCAGCGTCAGCCCGTCCAGTGCCCGCTGCAGGCCACCCTTGACCCCAGCGCCGGTACCAATCACGTCAGCCAGGGCCTCGCCGCCGAAGCGCTGTCGACCGCTCGTCTCGCCGCCGATTGCCTTGATCATGCCGCGCGCGGGCAGGTCCATGACCGATGCGCCCAGGCTCTCGACCGGCGTCATGGCCGCCGTGACCGCGTTACTGGTGATGTTGCGGATGTGCGTCGTCGGAGACGACAGCAGGTTGAAGTACCACAGCGCGGTGATCTTGTCCCACTTGGTGGCCGGGTTCAGATCCCTGGCCAGCTTTATAGCCGCCGCAGGGTCTTCCAGATCGACGTCGGCCAGGTGCTTGGCCAGCTCCTCGCCAGTCATATCCTTGGCCTTGGCCATCTTGGTCAGGCGGCGCAGCATCTCGCTCTCGCCATTGATCGGCTCGCGGAACTGGCGCACC